GCAACTGGAATATATAAATATTGCAGAGATTATGCTGATAAAAATGGCAAACACGTCTATGAAGACAGGGAATTCATTAAGAAAAAGAATGATGGATCTACCGAGACAGAAACAGTAAAAGTTTATTCTCACTATGAACCAAAAGACCCGCATGCCATTACAATTGTAGTAGTTGACCACTTAAGTTTACTTGTTCCTGAAAAAGATAAGGTTACTGGAAATATGATGAGTCAGCATCAAACTATGGCTAAATGGAGTACAGATTATGCGTTAAAGCAATTGACTAAGCATTGGAACTGGGCAGTAGTTAATGTAATTCAGCAAGAGCAATCGGGAGAAAAAGAACAATTTACTAACAAAGGCGATAGTATCGTTAAAAAAACAGAACCAGCATTAAGTAATTTTGCTAATAACAAAGAGATACAAAGAGATGCTAAAATTGTTATAGGAGTTTATTCTCCAGACAGGTATGGATTTGAAGACTATCATGATTATGACATAAAAAGATTTAGAGATTCATTTAGAGCAATAAAAATTCTTAAAAACAGATTTGGACCACCAAATAAATATGTACACATGTTATTTGATGGAGCTTCTAATAGATTTAAAGAGCTTCCTTTGCCAAATGAATCGCAAAAATTAATTAAGTTTTATGAAGAAGCTGACAAACTATTAGGCAGAACCGGATCTCCAATTAAAAAGCTAAATTCCATACCGGGGTTCGGAGGTTAATTATGGAAAGTGATGTTTCAAAATTAAAATTAAAGTCTAGGTCTGAATTTATATTGTTCAAATGCTTTAAAACTTCTCCAGAAGGAAGTCCTAAAAGAATAAAAATAAGTTCTATTGAAGAGTATTATATCTGCTCAAAAGGTAGGTTGACAATATTTCATTCAGGAAGAAAATCTATGTTTGAATATAAAGATCCTGTTATGACAGAAAAACTACTTGACAAAATTGACGCACTTTTTAATATAAAATCTGTATGAAGTTATATTGTTTCGCAGTAATGGATGGGTTTAACAATCCTCCAGTAATGTATTTAATAGGAAAGAAAAATCTTGTTGATGCAGAAAAAAAAAGAATTAAATTTTTTAAAAAACAATTAAAAGGAAAAAAAAATGAGTGATAAATCATATGTAGGAATGGGATTTTTAGTTTGTCCTGTTACCGGAGAAAAACATTCTGAATCTGTATTGCTAGATAAAAGCATGAAAGATCGTCTTGAAAAAGAAAATTTTATGGGATATGCTTATTCTCCAGAAGTAGATGCTAAAATAAAAGCAGGCTATGTTTGTTTGATTGAGGTCAAGAATGATCACAATGAAGTTGAAAAAATAAGTATGAAAGATGCAGATAGAACTGGAGTTTACTGTTTTGTTAAAAAAGAACTTGTTAAAGACATGTTTGGAAGTAAAGGCGATGTTGAAGAAGTTCAATTTATTACTGAAGAAGTTACTCAGTTCTTATCAAATTTAAAAAATAAAATTGAATCTGATGGAGGAAAAGATAAAGAGTCAGAGATTTAATATAGGAAAAATTAAATGGTCTTTAGTGCATTTCAAGTCTATTGAATGCATGGTTGAAGTGCTAATGTTTGGAGCAAAAAAATATTCTCCAGACAATTGGAAAATAGGTCTAAATCTTAAAGAAATTGAAGATAGTATGCAAAGACATTTAGCGTCATTAATTGATGGAGAAATTAAAGATCCTGAGTCTGGATTATATCATATAGGACATATAATGTGTAATTGCATGTTTTGGATGTATCACTACGTTAAAAACAAAAATGATGTTCAAGAAAAGACTTGAGAAAGATTTAAAATTTGTAAATATAGGAAAAGATATAATAGCCGTTCCAGGTAGAACCTTCTTATGTATTAAAGACGTAATAATGGAACGTAGCGGCCAAGTAGCCTACACTAAAGGCAATATATACAGATCTGAATCAAAAGGAAATCTAACAGACGACGACGGACAAACTGATCACGGAGCACCAAATGAATTTTTAGCAGAGTATTTCCAAGTAAAAATGTATAATAAATAAAACAAAAAAAATGAAGAGAATTTTCAGGTTATTGTTTGGATTTAATCCAAAAGCACTTCGCGAAGAGTCAATTAAGGCTTTAAGCGCTTTTAACGAAACGTTAGAAAAATTAAAAAGTCTTAGCGATAGAGCTAATGAAGAAGTTTCTAAAAAATCTTTAGAGATCAGCGAGATTGAAGATGATATCGCAATGTTGCAATCTATTAAAGTAAACAATGACAAAATCATTGCTAATATTGAGAAAATTCTTAATTAATGGTTGCTGAGTTAATTTCCAAAAGTGTTGGCGTAAACAGTTACGTCAACCTTGATGGAGCTCAGATTATTGCAGCTGTAGCCAGACATGGAACCATTAAAGATGACAATGGTAAATTGATTGCTTTTTTAATGAAGCATAAACATTGGTCTCCATTGCAACACATCTTTTTTGGATTCAAAGTAACTACAAGTAGAGCAATATCTGCACAGATATTCAGACACAGATCCCTTAATTTTCAAGAAACATCTCAAAGGTATGAAGAAATTCCAAGCAATGAAGATATAGAATTGAGAATGGAACATGCTACTAATAGGCAAAGTAGTACTGATGTTTTTGATCCTGTATTAACAATTAAAGACATATTTGACGAGCCAGATGAAGATTATACTCAATTGGCAAGTTATGCGATAAAAGAACACCTAGAAAGAGGTCAGGCTCTTTACAAGTCATTAATTAATGCAGGCGTGGCCAAAGAATGCGCTAGAATGATCTTACCTATGTCTAGTACAACTACTATTCATATCAGCGGAACGTTGCGTGATTTACTTGGATTCTTAAACGTTAGAGCTGACAAACATACGCAAAAAGAATGTCGTGATATAGCATTAGCAATAGGTGCTGAAATTGAAAAAGAATTGCCTCAAATGTTTAGAAACATTGAATGGCAAGAAGGAATGTTTATGTAATCTTTAAATAAATAAAAATGAATGAAAATCTTTTAGTAAAAAAGAAAAAAGTAGAAGAACAAGTACCTGTGTTTGAACATTCAAGTCCGGACATAAATGATGCAATTGGAATTCCTGGATTAATAAATGGAATATCTGAAAAAATGAGTAAATTAGTTACTGATCAAAGTGTAACTTCTCCTTCAAGAGCAGTTGAGTATTTTTACAATAATTTTACTTTAATTGAACTATCTTTTATGGCTATGCATTCTCTTGGAAGACCTAATGATGATAAGCCAAAAGATGACGGATCTGTAGATTTCGAAGAAGTAGTATAATTAAATACATTAAATCATGATATTACCAAAAAAGAAAAGGCCCGCTATTAGAATTGACCCAAAAAGATTGTTATTGTTTGGCCCTCCTAAGATAGGAAAAACAACAATTGTTTCCGCATTGGAAGATTCGTTAATAGTGGATATGGAAGAGGGTTCGGATTATGTAGAAGCAGCAGTAGCTAAAGTAAAAAGCCTTGCGGAATTTGCAGAGCTAATTAAGGCTTTAAAAGAAGACAAAGAAGCTAATAATGGTAGAAAGCCCTACAAGTACATAACTCTTGATACGTTATCTGCATTAGAGGATTTAGCATGTCAACTTGCTGTTAAAGACTACAAAAAGTCTCCTATGGGAGCAAATTACACCGGAACAGACGTTAGAACTTTGCCAAATGGAGCAGGATATGCTTGGACAAGGCCTGCATTTGAGAGAATGTTGAAATCTTTTGAACCATTTTGTGAAACATTAATAATGATTGGACATATCAAAGAGAAAGACTTTACTAAAAATGGAGAAACTCTTACTGAAAAATCAATCAACCTTACCGGTAAAACTAAAGATAGTATTTGTGCGTGGGCTGACAGCATTGGATTAGTTTTCAGGGATGAAAACAAAACAATGATTGATTTTATGCCGTCTGAAAGTCTTTTAGTTGGAAGCAGACAAGTTCACTTACGAGGAGCAAAAGTTTGTATTGCTACAAGCAATGAAAAAAATGAAATTTCTGTAGACTGGACAACAGTTTTTGTTGAAGGAGCCAGAACAGACGTACAAGATTAAAAATAAAATAATAAAAAAAATTAAAACAAATAGTTATGATAAACATAGTATTCGGAACGATTAGAAAAGCAGGTAGAGACTTTACGTCAAATGAGAAATATGCTGGAAAAGCTGTAATTACAGTTGAAGGTATTAAAGGAGAGGGTAAATCAAGAAGAATATTATTTAACAATACCTCTATGGAGTTATTGAAAATTCCTGCCGGCGCGCAGCAAAATATAATTTTTGGATTTATAGAAGCTGACGATTCAGTGAATAGACGACTTTTAGTTGCAAATGCAGACTTACTTCCTGGAAAAGAGGAAACTGTAGTTTACAATGTATCTAAAAACAAAGTATCTTACGAAGATAGCAAAGAAAAAGGAAAAGCTATTGCGAGTTCTGTTTTGCACAAAGAAATTAATTCTTTCTTAGAAGTTGATGAAAATTCAACTCATGAATATTCATTAGTTTTCTTTGGAGAAAACGCCGGATTAGATCTTTATGAATTAGTTAAACTTAATCTTGAAGAAGACAAAGAAGCTAATAATGGTAGAAAGCCCTACAAGTACATAACTCTTGATACGTTATCTGCATTAGAGGATTTAGCATGTCAACTTGCTGTTAAAGACTACAAAAAGTCTCCTAT